GAAAGATTGGCGATTGCACCTCAGTCCGCTGCACCACCAGAGCCGCGGCCGCGGCCGCTTCTAGCGCCCGAAGCTCAGCCGCCTTGGCTGTTGCCGCTTCCGCCGCAAGGCGGGCCGCCACGTGCGGCTTGACGCGCTCAGCGTAGAACGCCGCGATGCCGGCATGGGTCAGGAGCGGCGCGGCATCGGTCGGCTCAGCCGAGTTCAAGGCGCTCGCCCAAGCATAGCGCTCGCCAGAGCTAGACTTGAGATCCGACACCTTGGCATGCTCGACTAGCGTGACGGCGCTCTGACGCGCCTTGTCGAGCGCGTCCTTGAGCGCTTTCTCCGACACCTTGCGCCCGTTGCCTTCCGCGAAGATATGGCCATCAAGAGTCGTAGGCTCAGCCGCGAAGTGGCGAGACGCTCCGAAGAAAACCCGCGTACGGGTGCGGACATTGGAGATGCGCTTATCATCCTCGCCCGACATGGCGGTGTCGACGGCGCGGTCAACGATCGCGTCGCGACCCTTGCGATCGAACAGGTTAGCCACTTTGTAGCCAGCGAACATGCTTGCAAGCTCGCCAGTGGCTTGCGCCTCAAGGCGCGTGACCAGAGCGGCAACGGTCGAGTCGGTATTGATCGGCTTGGTGGTGGTCATAGTGATTCCCCTTGGGGTTAGGTCCCGGGTTCCGCCCGGTCGGTCGTTAGTGGTAGGAATTCATAGATTATTCTTTTACTTGATAGATGTCAAGTGAATTAAACGTGTGCTCCTTACTGGTAAGTCTGGCCGCACAGACCTAGGCGGGGGCGGGGGTAGGCGCGCGGCCGGGCGCCCCCCCGGTGGGGGTGTAAGTACATCTCCCACACGGAGTAGGTCTTTTGGTCCTTGACACTGTTCAAGTGGCTTAGAGGCGTAGTAGTTGACTTGGGTGGGCCTTACTGGTAAGATACATAAAGGCGAAAGGACAGGGGACTACCCTACCGATGCCTTGACGGCCCCCTGAGATCAAAAGTCTCAGGGGGCAACAAAAATCCCAAAACAACAGAAGTATACTTGACAAATGTACAGTGATGAATCCGACCTGCCGCCCCTTATCGAGCTACCGGACTGGTGCTTGAACCTGATCTTCTTCGTGGTCTTCTTCTACCAGTTCCTGCCATGACTGATCAGCAGATCGTAGAAGCGGATCTACTTGCTCTTCGTAAGCAGCTTGAGGATGCAATAGTCAGCATCGATCATATGCTGACCCGAGAGACTATTACGTCCACGCTCTTGGACCCACCGTCGGTGGTCGCGGCCCCAGCCGACCGAACCCCGGGAGCCCCCGCAGCGGCCGACCCATCAACCGCGAAGATCCCATAAACGACGCATATTGCAGCGCGTCGCACAGGTCCGACCATGGGTGCATTTTCTCGGGCACCGGATCTAAATTCCCCGCCTTCGTTCGCTTGAACTTGTACGCCGACGACAATGCTCTAATCAGCATCGGGCATCCGCTCTGCGAGATCAGGATCGCCGCCTCGCCCGAGATCTGTGCAGTGAAGAGCGCCTCCACCGACCTTAGCCGGGGCTCCACCGAGTTCGTCGGCCCCGGGATCGCGTGGTAGCCGAGCCTTTCCAAGGCTCCAAACGAGCTTTCCTCGCTTATGCTCGACCTCCTGACCCCCGAGGGATCCCCCAGCACATACGACGACCCCCTGTACCCCTGATACATCACCGGAGTGAGCATCTGTGTTATGAAATGCTCCAGCCCGGTGCCTTCGGCGAAGACCTCCTTGTGGACCAGCATGCGGCCGATGGCATCCATCTGGCAGATCACCGCGGCCGGGTTCCTGTCGAGGTCCATGCCGATGCAGAACGTCCGTCCTTCGATCACCCGCAACGTGGGTCGGGTGTGAAATTCATACATGAAGGTATCGGCGAACACTGCTTGACCAGATCTATCTGCCCCATTTAGCCCGTGCACATGCACCTTGATGAACTCAGGGCTGGCACCCTCGCACAACCGATCATAATACCCTTCGGGCAGGTGCTCTATGTTCTCCGCCTCGTCCGACAGCCCGGACGGCTGCCGATACAGCACCCAGCCGTTCGGCAGCTTGAGTTCGTACGCCTCGTGCCACGGCGACCCGTCCGGATAGGGATTGCTGCACATCACCAGCCCCGCCCATGTGGGCTCGGCCCCCAGCCGGGGGTATCTACCCAGCCGACCTCTTAGTGACGACACGATTTCAAAGTTAACTTCCCGGAATTCTTCGATGAAAGCCCCGGTCAACTGCAGCGAAAGCAGTCGACGTATATCATCCGGGGTCTCCAGCGGGATCAGCAGCCACTCCGAATTAACTCTCGTGCCGTCTGCAAGCTGGAAATCAAAGTAAACCGTGTTATCCGACACCTTCCAGTGCGCCAGATCACCGAAATAAGCTTTAATATCAGCCAAAACCGTCTGTTTTAGCTGGGAAAGTGTGTTTCTGATGATGGCCCAGCGGGTACGCCGTCGTCCTTGACCGTCTGGCGCCTGTTCCGTCGACCTTCTGAACAACTCAAAGAGACATCCAGTAGTTTTGCCAGACCCCAGAGGTCCAACGATGCCCCTGACCAGCGCATTCTCGTCGCGCATGAAGGCTTTTACTGTTCTTGGTGGCTTATAGGCAAATGAGACCGACACTATTCCTCGTCTCCGACCCCGACCATGGCCTCAGTAAGCTCTGCAAGCTCTATCGACCAATCCTCGTCGTCTTCCGTGACCGCGGGTGTGTCATCGACTTCGCCGCCCCAAGTGTCGGCGTCTTCGGCTTCCTCAGCCTCACCTTCATCCCGTATCTGCAGCGGACCCTCGCCGTCGATTCCCCCTTCATCTACCCCGAGGTCATCCCCGGTCCCCCGGATCACCACCACTTTCGGATCTTCCGCACCCGGACCACCTCCACTCAGGTCGATCGTAATGCTGACCCCACCCCCGATCGCTGCCATTCCGCCTGCAGCCGATGCCTCTGCGTCGAGGCCAGCCAGCGCGCCTAGGAACTTCCACATCTGCACCCGGTGATGCAGAGGTCTTGCTGGATCCATCGCATCGTCGAACATATCAGGCAGGAACTGCTCCATGCCGACCAGCGTCTTGGCTTTGATCCGCTCCCTTAAGTTCGTCTTGGTGTGCCAGCGGATGTGGGCTTCGTGCAGCATCTCTTGGAAGACGCCGAGCCCTAGAACGGCCTCTGCGTCCTTGCGGGTCACTATCCCGAAGCTCTGCCATACCGCCAGCGGCGGTCGCAGCCCGGCGCCTAGTTCTTCGGCTAGACGATTGAGATCCAGTCCGGTAATGTTCGCGGCGAGCGCTGACAACGGTGGAGACCTTTTTCCAATCTCATGCTGACATATGGCCAGTATCTAGAGGAAACATCGCGGTCGGATCAAGCTGCGTATGATGCTGCCCTGATCGGCTCCACCGAACTGGCGGGTGCGGTCCGTGCTTCCTTCGAGTCGATGCGGCGTCATCGGGACACTTCGGGTGTGACTGGTCGCATGATACACTGCCTGCGGGCGGTGAACGGAGAATACTCTCCGCAGCAGCTTGCCGACATACGGAAATTCGGGGGCTCCGAGGCTTTTGCGCGCATCACCGCGGTGAAGACGCGCACCGCCGCAGCGCTGCTCTCGGACATTTTTCTCGGGGTCGACCGGCCGTGGGCGATCGAGCCAACCCCGAACCCGACGCTGCCGGAAGACATCCACGGCGCCATCAAGAAGCTCGCCTTGGCGGAGGCCACGTCTGCGCAGGCAGCCGGTGGCCCGCCGCCCGATGCCGAGGCAGTAAAAAACAGGATGACCATGCTGTTGGGCATGGCCACGTCGGCGGCGCAGAACCAAGCCGCGGAGCAAGCGAAATATGCCACTGCCGCGCTGGATGACGTGCTGGTCGAGGGTGGCTTCTACTCGGCGCTGGGCGACTTTCTGATCTATTTCACGCAGCTACCCATATCCATTCTCAAGGGGCCATTCTTCAAATCCCACCGGCGTGTCAAATACGTGAACAAGATACCACAGGTGATTGAAGAACCGATGATGCACTTCTCCGCGCCGCATCCGATGGACGTGTGGTTCGGGGTCGGTGTCAGTCGTGCCGACGAGGGCGACGTTATCGAGCGCATCAGGCTCTCCCGGTTCGACGTGGAGGCGCTGCGGCTCACTCCGAGCTACGACGCCGACGCCATCGACGCGATCCTGTCGGAGATGCCGACCGGGCATGCCGAGACGACCTCCGGGTACGATCAGGCTCGTGCCGACATGGAGGAAAAGGAGAGCCCGATCCTGAACGACGAGGGGCTCTATGACCTCTTGGAGTTCCATGGCTGGATGGACGGCCAGACCATCGACAACGAGCCGCTGTTCGACGACTACGACCTAGACCCCGGTCGGGCACACAGTGTTGTGGTTCGCATGATCGGTCCCTACGTCATATCGGCGCATCCCAACCCGGATCCGCTGGAGCGCAGCATCTACGACACCGCCGCCTTCGAGAAGGTGGCGGGCAGCATCTACGGGCGGGCGCTGCCCGAGATTCTCGAAGACATGCAAGGCTTGGGGAATAATGCTCTACGGGCTATCAACAACAATATGGGTCTCGCGTCAGGCCCACAGGTCGGTATCAATCTGTCGGCCATTGGTGAAAATGAAAATTCGCAGGAGATGTACCCATGGAAGCGGTGGTACTACGCATCTGACCCTGCTGCCCCGACTGCGCCGCCGCTCATGTTCTTTCAGCCTAATGACAATTCACAGAACCTGATCGCTGTCTTCGAGAAGGCGATGACCTACGCCGACGAGATGAGCGCGATACCTCGCTACGCCTCCGGTGGCGAGCGGGTGGGCGGCGCGGGGCGGACCGCCTCGGGGCTTGCGATGCTGATGGGGAACGTGGCCAAGGTCTTCGGCTACACCGCCGGCGGCATCGACAAGTCGGTCTTGGACCCGAAGCTCCAGTACCTCTACACCATGAAGCTCCTGAGCGACGACACTGGCATGTTCCGCGGCGACGAGACGATCCGGGCGCGCGGCGCCATCTTCGCGGCGAAGTCCGAGGTCGAGCGCACTCGGGCGCTGGAGTTCCTGCAGTTGACCGCCAACCCGATCGACATGGGGATCATCGGCCCCCAAGGTCGAGCCCTCGTCCTCAGTGAGGTCGCAGAGCATCTGGGGTTCGACCACAACCAGCTTGCCCTTGCGATCAGGGCGCAGGCACAGGCCCCACAGACCCCACCGGGGGCTGGTGAGGAAGGCCAAGGCCCTCCGGGCCAGCAGCCATCCTCCGGTGGCATGGACGGCCCTCCACGGGTCGCTGAGGGCATCGACAACCAGCAGCGCACCGGCGGGGGTGCGCTGCCAACCCCGTAGGAGGGTGATATGCCGGGTGGAACGGGCTTCGGGCGAGGCAAGAACAGCACGGCCAATACCAGCCGCAAGGTCATGGTGCGCAAGGCGGTTGCGAAAGTTCAGGGCAGAGCCGCTGCGGACCAGAAGAAGTTCGATGCGTATTGGGACAAGCGGCTGGCGCCGCTCAAGAAGTCGTCGCGGCCGAAGCCCCGAGGCAAGTGATGCCCTCACCATCGCCACTGATGCCCCGCACTTCTAAGCAAGCCAAGGCTGATAAAGCTGCCGCACGGGTAAAGGCAGCAGCTAAGAAGACTGACTTCAACAAGACCCTCCAAGAGTTGAGCAGGTCCAGCAAGAAGTTAGGCAAGGTGGCATCGACCAAGGGCTCTCCCAGAGCCTCGGCCAACATCGAGGACCGTCGCGGGCA